TCGATCACACGTTCGTGGCCCCCGTGGCGGGCGGTGACTGGATGGATTTGATTCCTGCCGAACCTGCGCCTGCTGAAACGGCTCGCCTGATGCTGATGTTTGAGGAGGAGCAGCGGACTCAACGTCTGACACCTGTTGAGATCAGAGAGTCGGCTCATCGGGCGAAGGACGTTCATGGTGTTGCGAGCACCATGTATCGGTTGCTTCAGACGTTGGACGAAGGTCTCGGTGGTCTGCGCATGAACATCAGTTACGTGAGCCTGCCAGATGAGCCGCAGTTCCGTCTCGCCTTTCATCCTTCCGATGTTGTCCGAACGGGAGAGGTGCACGACCTGATGATGGTGCAGCAGAAACGGGCGGAGGTCATGAAGTGCATCGAACGTGCTCAGACTGCGGCTCACTGCCTGTTCTTTGACATCAACCCGATCCTGTGGGTGTTGGAGAAAGCGTTGTATGAGCATGGTGTGAACAGCGACATGTTCCGTCGGATCAAGGAGTACGTGTTCGTTACGTGGCGGGCGATCCCGAAGGATGCCGAACCGAAGGTTCTGTACGAGCAGATCGTGGAGGTTGTGAGCGCATCCGCTGACAACGATTGACATATCAAGGGTAGACGGGAGTCACCCGCTACACTGGACGTGTGGCGGGTGCTCCGCCCGCATCTCATCGTCGTGTCTCCGTTCGACGGTGGGGTGCGGGGGGAGCCATCCCCAACACAACAACAGCAACAGCAACAGAAGGAGAAGCAGACATGAGCGTTTCGCTGGAGACTTTCAGCAACGTCGGGAAACAGATTGAGTTCTTGTGCTTGGTGCAGGCACGTAATCGTGGGCTGAAGCACACGTCCTCGTCCGATCGTCGGGTGTTGCCCACCATCACGAACGGCGAGTTCGTGATGGAGTTCTGCCCTGAGTCGTTGGCATCGACGGTGCGGTTCCGTGGCGAGGAGATCACGGATCGTTTCTCTCAGGCGGCTGACCTTGTGACCCATGCGAGGGCGTTCACGATGAACGCTGAGTGGGTGTGGAATCTGTACCACGGTCTCGGCATGTGCGACGTGTGCGAGGGCACCTACGTGCTCGGCGGGGATGAGCACAACGACGAGACGGGCATCCACTGGGGGTGCGAGACGGCTCAGGTGGGTGTCTGACATGGGGCGACGATTCGGTGTGATCCGCACACCGCACGACGCTGATCGTGCCCGTGATGCGTGGCTGGACCCGCCCAACGACATGTTCCGAGACGGCGACGATGGTGAGGACGACGACTATGAACCCGACTACGAGCCTGACGACTCGTATTGGGATGACCGTTGGGATGGGGCTGATGATGAACCATTCGTATGACCATTACTGCGAAATCTGTGGTCGTTTGATCGACCCGATGCAGGACATCCATCTGTCATCAGAGGGTCAGGATTGTCACGCTGAGTGCTGCCCTGAACCTGAGTGTGTCGCCAATCGTGTTCCGTCAAGGGGAGACGAAAGACAGTGAAACAAGAGGGTGTTCGGTGGGTGTGCCCACGGTGCGGCGCAAGCGTCGTGCTGCTGGTGACACCTGCCGCACCGCCGACCTGCTCTCGCCACACGGGTGGTGGAGCGCTCATGAAACGAGGAGAGAAATGAAACGAATCGCACGGCTGGTGGGGTGTGCTGCGCTCCCGACTGGTCTCTGGTACTGGACGTGGTGGGCACCGTTCGCCCCTGAACCGTTCCAATACCTGCCGATCACAGCAGGGGACATCATGGTGGGTGGCTCCTACGTGGTGCTCATAACCGCAGTGTTTCTTCGCCTTACCCGACCCGAACCCCCACGTAGGAGAATGCAATGACCTTTACAAATGACACCGATCTGCCCGAGTTCGATCTCGGCATCACGTCGACAGAACTGTTTGCCATCAAGGCTGCGCTGACTCACAGCGACAACTACTACACCCGACGGCAGATGATTCTGGACGACAACCATCCGAAGAAAGCAACCGCAATGAAAGAGCATCGTGCGGTCAAATCTGCGCTCCGACAGGTGGACGAACTGCTGAACGAAATCATCGGTATGTCAGATGTATAGACAGATGTTTCGTCTAGGGTGTCGACCATGACAGACGATCAAACGAACGGGTTGGTAAGCGACGTATTGGCCGCTTGCCAACCCGTTCTCCGTCAACTGGAAACCCTGCCCGCAATGGAACGAATCACCGCTACTGAACCGATCCGTGAAGCGTTGCTTTCGGTTGTCGGTGAACTGGCAACACAACGTCGGGCCGCTGTGCGAGAGGTTAGGTCGACTGGCTTGACGCTGAGGGAGATCGGGGCTGAGGTGGGGATGAGCGCCCAACGTCTGCATCAGATCGAATCGGGTTACTCAAGGAAGCATGACAAGTGAATGTGTGGGGGTACTTGACGCAAGTATCGACTACGCATTACACTGCTCTGCAATGACAAACGTCCTGCGTGACAGACGGGCGGTCGGAGACCGAGATGTAACTTCAGTTACGTCTCGTAGAGCGGATGACGGGAATCGAACCCGCGTCCCTCGTCTGACGTGTTTCCGTCTGTTGTCAACGGGCAACAACGGAAACGGAGACATGTATGAATCGGGGTTCTTTACGCGCGTGTACTGACACGTACTTGTCGTGGCTTGTGAATGTCAGGAAGGTTCAGGGGTCGACTGCCTACAGGTACGGGAAGATTCTTGACGAGTTCGTCGGGGCGATCGGTGACGTTGACCCATCCACAGTGACGGGTGAGCAGATCGAACAGTGGATGACTCGGGTGCGTCCTAAGGGGCGGGTTGGGGCTGCTGGTACTCAACGGTTGGATCGTTCGGTGGTGTCGTCACTGTTTGAGTTTCTGTTGCGTACCGAGGTGGTGTCGAAGGACCCGACTTTGCTTGTTGGTGTGCCGAAGGTGCGGAATGTTCAGTCGAAAGCGCTCAGTGATGAGGACTTCGTTTCGTTCTGGAATGCGGACCTGTATCTGGATGAGCGGGTCATGTTCGGGTTGGGTTTATTTGCGGGTTTGCGGCGGGCTGAGATCATGTCTGTTGCGCCTTCGTCGTTTGATGTGGGGCGTGAACGGATTGACTTTATGGTTCGTAAGGGTGGCTCGCAGTTTGGGGTTGAGTACGGGGCTGCTGTGCGGTCGATCGCTAGGCATCTTCCGCATTTGTTGTCGGAGGATCAGGCACAGCGGTGGTTAGATCAGGTGTCTGAGATGGTGTTGTATCGGTGGAACGAGAAGGTGTTGACACCGTGGGACCTGCCCGCATCGGAAGCGGTCCGTCAGCGTTACAGCCTGACGGACCCGTGGATGCCTGACCCTGTTGTGATGAACAAGCGTTTGTCGAAGTGTCTGAGACGTATCGACTGGCCTAGACATAGGATGTTTCATCCGCACGCGTTTCGCCATACGGCGGCGACCAATCTTGCGAGATGTGGTGTCCCGTTGGATGTGTTGGCGGATGTTCTGTCTCATGCGAGCACCGATACGACACGTCGTTATCTGCGTGGCGGTCGGCTCGGGGAGTGGCTGACAGGCGTCTAACGGGCGGGAACATCGACAAGGTGTGCTGGTTGCACAGCATGGGAAAGGTACATTTGTTTCCTAGCGTCATCACTGATGATGATGTAGCATGAGTCATCCATTGGCGAGGCATGTTGCACGCATCTACGAAAGCGTCATCACTGTTGATGACAGGTTCTATCGTAATTCGGTACGTTTGCGTTTGTGTGGAGTGAGAATGTCAAGTCTAAGATTGCGTCATGAACACAACACGGAAGGGTCGGCTGGTCCCAGAGGACACAGCGGCAGAGGCCGTTGCCCGCTACCTGAAGGGCGACAGGGTGAACTCAATCGCATCCGATCTCGGCATCCCGAGATCGACGCTGTATTGGATTCTGGAGAAGAACGGTGTCGCCCCGTCTCGGGCGCAACGCAAGGTGCGTTTCTCCACGGACGGCGAAACAGTCGAAGCGTTGTATGCGTTGATTCTGGAGCAAGAGGAATACATCAGTTCGCTAGAGGAAGAAGTCGCGTCTCTGCGGGTCAGACTGAAAGACATGCGTTCCGTATCCAAAAAACTGTCGTAGCCGAAGGTCCTTGATCGTCGTCGTTGACGCTCGTTGACACCCCTGTCACCACCCCTCGTATGTTGGGGGGGGTAAGGGGGGGGTCGCAAGAACGAGCGTCGTCCCCCGATCGGCTCCACGCCTCAGGGCGTGGGCCGATACCCCACCACAGCGCACGCCGCATGTGTAGGGGACACGAGGAACACGAATAACGACTAACGAACGAGGAACAATTGGACACGAACGAAACGACTCCAGCGGAGGAGACTCCGACTACCCCGATCCGAGTGGAACGGATCACCGATTACGCATTGGGCGAAGCGATCGCTAACAGGTTCGGCTTGTGGGGACCGCTGCAAGGCGAACGGCTGCTTGACTTCTTTGAGCACCTAGTTACCGCCCACGACGCTTACCACGAGGCGTTGACCGATCCCGTCAGAATACTGCGGGACATTCACCGTCCGCCGATCGGACCTGATGGTCCTGCGTTAGCGCACGATGCTTGCGTAACCCTGCTGCGCCAGCACCGCAGCGTCGATGCGGTGATGGCTGCGACCGAGTTGACGTGGGACGAGTTCCAACGTGCCTTCGCTGGGACGGTTCGCACCGACTCATTGTTCTTCCAACTGTCCTACGACGGTTGGCGGGCCATCGAATCATGGCTGCTGTCGCATCCAGCGTGCAGCATGGCGCAGTTGGCCCGCGAGTTCGGGCTGACCGATTACTACTCGGCACAGTTCTTCCATCTGTATGCCGTGTCAGATCATCGCCCCGAACCCGCGTCCCGCATGGGTGGCAACAAGTTGACACCTGAACAGCGTGACGCCATGCGTGAGATGATTCGTGAAGGATTAGGAGGCACCGAGATCGCCTCCCGACTGAAGCAGGAGTTCGGCGTCACGATCTCTCGTGCACTGGTCACCAAGACACGACAGCGGATGGACGCTAAGGGGGAACTGTGAGATTCCGATACGACAACGACAACAACTTGACGATCGGTGTTCGACAGTCATGGGTGAACGATGCCCTGATGTGTCTAGAACGTGGACGTTTGTCGTTCGTGAAGCCAGAGTTCCGACGTGGCTCGGACGCCACCGTCCTCGGCACCGCAATGCACTCTGCGATCGAACAGGTACTGCTCGGCAAGTGTGATGCTGCGGACATTGGTGATGCTGCGATCTTCGGGTTGCAGCAAGCAATGAACAGCGACGAGAAATGGTCGTACACGTCGATCTCTCCTGATGAGATGCGCCCGCTTGCTATCTCAATGAGTCAAGCGTGGGCGAGAGACGTGATGCCACACGTTGAGTTCGGCGGCTCAGTGGAGCACCGTTTCTATGTGCCGATCGGCACCGTCGATGTGAATGGGCAAACGGTGAACGTGCAACTGGAAGGCACGATGGACTACGTGTCACCCAATGGTGAACTGTGGGACTGGAAGTCTGCGAAACGGAAGTACAACCAGCGTGACCTTCAGAAGTCGAACATCCAGTCTCAGGTCTACGCTCTCGCTGCTGTCAAGGGTGGGCTTGTGTCAGATTGGCCCGTGAGATTCACTTTCGGCGTCATGATCCGCAAACCGAAATCAGAAGGATCAACGACATCAGTGATCCGCACCGCCCGCCACGGGCGGTGGATCGAAACGCAGATCAAGAACCTTGTGTCCGCAGCACTGCGGATGGGTTCCGAACATCCGTGGCCACAAGTCGATCAGGGATTCCTGTGTAACAGCACATGGTGTCCGTGGTGGAGCGTCTGCAAAGGCGCAGCAGTAACAGACGACGACATGTACGTGCCGTCATGACCCTTACAGGGAGAACAGCAATGACTATCAGCAAGGATGAGTCGATCATCACTCAGGTGGCGGCGAAGATCGCCGCTGATCTGATCCCGTCGACCGACAACGTGGACCTGAACGTCGGAAACTGGGCGTCAGCATTCGTCACGGTCCGTGACGTGATGTTCGACGCACACGGTTCGACCCCTGCCGCCAACGTCTCACCTGTGGAGATGGTGCAGCAGGTGTTCCCCGACACGCAGGTCGTTCAGACCCCGCAGCCCGCTGTCGCCCCCGCCCATCTGACATCGGTTCCCGCTGTCCAGATCGGCGTCCAAGTCAAGGGCAAGACCCACGGACCGATTCCCGACTGGCTCGCCTCAGAGGCAGCGAAGAAGGGTGTCACGTCCGTGTGGGACGAGCGAGACAAGTTGTCCATCAACCCGAAGCGTCCGTGGTTCCGTTCCACAGAGGACAAAGACATCTGTCTCTGGCCACCCCGAGACTGACCCAGAGACCAATGGCTCGCATCTCACTGGAAGATGCGGCAGCAGCGTGGACGGCGGGGGACATCGGTGTCCCAACAACTCCCCCCACCTCAATGGCACCGATCGAACCTGCCGTCCACGCCGAATCTGCCCGCTACTACAAGCCGTTGTCGGACGCCGCTCTGGAATACGAGCGGTGGGCCACGACGCCAAACGAACGAATCCTGTTGGGTATTGACCCGATCGACGCCGCCACAGGCGGCATCGCACGAGGCCATCTCGCACTGCTCATCGGGCACTCGCACAACGGAAAGACACAGGTTCTTCTGCACTGTCTGAGGAACATCTGTGTCGCACAGGCAAACGACGTTCTCTATTTCTGCCCAGACGAACCTCGCACCCTGACACTTTCCAAACTGGTGGCGATCCACCACAACATCCCGACGTGGCGACTGGAAGAAGCCATCTCGCACGGCGACAAAGACATGATCGGGATGCTGCACTCCACAGCGGAGAACGACTTCGCCAACCTGACGGTGTACGACATGCCTCTCGTACCGTCAGACCTAGAGGCCGCCTACAACGAGTGGTGCCAGATCAACGGTCGGGAACCATCACTGGTCGTCATCGACTATCTGGACCTTGTGGAAGCAGGGGAGACGATCCCCGACAAGGCGAACTACATCAAAGCATTTGGTCGCCGTCACGACATCCCACTGCTGTGCCTGCACCAAACGAGTCGATCCGCAGGATCAGACGGCAAAGCACTCACCATCTCGTCAGGCGCATACGGCGGCGAACAGCAAGCAACCGTGATGCTGGCGGTACGGCGCAAACGGTACGAGATCGCTGCCCGCATCAAGGAACTGCAAGAGAAGAACGACCGTCACCACTCCGAACGGATCGCCGACGAGATTGCGTTCTGGGAACGGGAACAAGCCGTCCACCAGTACACGCTGACGATCTCTCTCGTAAAGAACAAACTCAGGTCCAACACGCTGGTCCCTGAAACCGACTTTGAGATCGACACCGACACGGGCCGCCTGTACCCGATGCGACAAGACGAACTCCCCGCCCAATACCTGCGGGAAATTGGACGGGAACAGTTCTGATGGCGCTCGGTTCCGCCCCCGAGATCGGACGCACCTTTGTGGTGGGGTCAAACGTGAACTTCTACCCGTGGGTGCGCGACGACGGAACCACCGAACAACTGATGTTCGGTGACAGCGAACTGGTGTTCATCTGCGGACGCCCCGACAACATTCTTCCCCCTCCACAGCACACGTGGCGATGCCACAAGAGGTGCCACCCATGACACCGTTGGAACAGTTTGTCGACCTGTTCCGTGGACGTGGCGACTGCTACGGATCATGGGACGGAGGGTGCGTACGCAACCCGTTGACGGTCGACACCTTCAAGCGTCACCTAGATGGGACAGAGAAGATCGGTGTGTACCCGATCGTCACCACAGCATCAGGGGACCTGTGCATCTGGGGCTGCATCGACATCGACACCGATGATCTGGACGGGGCACGGAACCTCCAAACAATCCTGAAGGCACGCAACATCACCACGTTTGTGGAACGGACACGCAAGGGCTACCACGTGTGGTGTTTCGCGGAGTCGTTAGTGCTCGCATCAACAATGCGTCGGGCGCTGCTGGCCGCACACCAAACGCTGAACTATCCAGCGAAAGAAGTCAACCCGAAACAGGAACGCCTAGCGAGAGGGCAGGTCGGCAACTACGTCCGACTGCCGTACTACGGGCCTCAAGAGGGTGTCCCAGTCGACCGTTTCGTTATGGACGACAACGACAACCCGCTTGATCTCGGCGGGTTCCTTGCAACCGTGAGAAAAACAAGCGTCGCAGCACTAGAGGAAACCGCATCACTGTGGGTAGCGCCGCCCGTCACCCAGTACACAGGCGGCGAAGCCGTGTGGGGCCAAGACACACATGACTTGATCGCACCGCTGATGCGCAGCGACGACGTGAACGGGACGGTCTACTCCATATGGAGACACGGGCCGATGCCAGATCATCCCGACAGATCAGGGGCGCTCGTCCGACTCGCGTTTCATTTGTGCGAATGCCACATCCCGATCGAACAAGCGTGGCTTGTTCTGATCGACGCAGATCGACGGTGGGGGAAGTTCCACGCACGGACCGACGGCGAATACCAACTCCGTCGAATCCTTGAACACGGATACCGAGGCTCATGAAGCACCACGTCCACATCCCCATGCGACCCAAACCGAAACAACGGCCACGCATGTCGAAAAGGTCACGGCGGGCCTACACCCCGCAAGAAACGAAAGACTACGAGGACGCTCTCGCCTCCTACTGGGACGGGCCGACCTTCACAGGACCTGTGCAAGTCGACGTGACCTTCGCCAAAGAAGGGATGGACGTGACCGTTCAGGACGCCACGGACGGGTCAATGTCGCTGAGGGCAGACATCGACAACTACATCAAGTCGTTACTTGACGGCCTTCAGAAAGGCGGGGCGTTCCCGAACGACCGACAGGTCGTGTCCGTATCGGCGGTGAAACGATGACCGCCACAATCAAACTGCTGCTCCAAGCACTGATATGGGCGTGGTTCGCAGTTGTCCCCTCCACCGCACCAGATAACGACAACCAGTCGTGCCCCAACTATGAACTCGCACTTGCGATACACGGACTGCCAGTTGACACATTCACATACGTTGCGTGGAGAGAGTCAAGATGTGACGAGAGTCAGATCAACAGCGACGACCCGAATGGCGGATCGTTCGGGCTGCTCCAGATCAACGCCATCCACCTAAGAGACATTGAGGTGCGCCCCCAACTGTGGAGGGGTGTCGAACGATGCGACGTTGAAACAACGGACGACCTGCTGGTCGCATGGAAGAACATCTGCATCGCAGGGTTCTTACACGCCCACGCTGGCGGAGAACCGTGGGGTGTTCGATGAGTTACCACGAGCAGTCATTCATGGCCCGTTTCGGAACGATGGGGGACGCCGCCGAGAAACAGTTTGAGACGATCTTTCCGCAGCACCACAGGTTCGGCATCAACAGGCCGAACATGCACGTGCCGTCAATCCCGCCGATGCTCAGGTACGCCCCCGACTACATGATTGTTTCGGGACTGGTCGAATGTATGGGGATCGGCAGGGACGGAACCCTGAAGTTGAAGTTCGACAAACTGTCGGCCCTTCAACGATGGGAACTGATCGCAGAAGTCTCACTGTTCGTGTGGGACTCGCATCGTTCCCGTTACTGGATCGCCCCGATCTCCGACTGGCATCGGTCATGCGTTGAACACGGAGACGTGGACGAGTTCAACGACAACAACAAACCGTACATCCGTCTGAAGTCATCAAACTTCCCGACCGCCTCCGTGAAGTTCCATGCCGAGTGAACGCGAACTCCCCTTCGCCAACCCCCACATCGACTACCGACAGGCACAACTGAGGAAGCGAGCATCGAACGTCCGCTCGTATGTGACCCCACAGATCGAACAACTGTGGGACACCCGCAAACCAGAGTCATTGACGGAAGCACTCATGGTGGCGTCACCTTCCGACAACATCAGTGACTGGCCAGACCTGCAACCAACCATCGACGCCGTGGCCTCGTGCGTCGACCAGTTACAGGAAGAACACCGTTACGTCATCGAAGCAATCTTCTACGAACGTGCCGCTTATTCGGAACTGGGAGAACGGCTCGGTTGCAGCAAGACGCACGCATGGCGAATCACGCAGGCAGCAATGCGTGAACTGGGAACCCTGCTGCGAAACGACCCGACCATAAGGAGCAGATACATGGCACCCGTCCCTGAAACGTGGGAACAAGCAGCAGCCGAATGGGTTACCGAACTGTCAAACGGACAGCAAGAACCAAACCCGATCGACATTCATAGCCCGATCCGTTTACGCGACATGATTGTCCGCACCTACGACAAGTCAGGAAAAGTCTCCCCGATCGCAGCGTTCAAGGGAATCGCATATGACGCCATCGGCCACCTGCGGACAATGGGACCCGACGGCTGGGACGAAGCACAGATGATCGACCTGTTGACATCGAAGCAACGCGACTACGGGCATGGCAACATCAACGCTTTCGGCATGTACGGGATTCTCGTCAGGTTGTCCGACAAGATCGAACGCCTCAAGAACCTGATGTCAAACAACCGTGAGCCAGCGAATGAATCGTTCCGAGACACGCTGCTGGACATGGTGGGCTACTGCGTTATCGCACACATGTTGGACGAAGAAACATTCGGACTGCCACTAGGGAGCAACAATGAGTGAGTCAACTGTAGACGAAAGTCAAATCGCAACGATTGAAGATGTGTTGCAACTACTGGTCGCAGCAGTCGCTCAACACAGACGTGAAATAGATGACCTGACAGCGATCATCGAAATGATGGTGTCCCCACCCGATGAGGGCGGGGAGTGACCCGAGAGATACGTGTCGCCTTCAACTTCGACGCATCAACAGACGCTCTTGCCGCAGTCATCAGGACCGTTGTCCCACCGACAACCGATGTGGTTGTCGGGCACGGCGAACACGTCAATGGCATCCCCCTCCACACCATCGCAGTCTTGAAACGGAACGAAACGGGCTAATAGGTATGGCACGCAAGTACACAGGTTTCGACGGCTATGCCTCAGGCAAGCGCAAAGGCACCGAACAGTTCGTCCGAGAGTTCATCAAGCACACAGGTGGGGCGTTCTTCCACAACGGTTCGTATGGCCGCAGACCCGTCAGAGGGGGCAGCAAGCCGTCCGTCCACGGGACGGGTAGGGCGGTTGACCTTTCGTACCGTGGAGCACCGTACTCAGGATGCGGTGATCGTTCTGTCGCTGAGAAGTGGATCAACTGGCTTGCCGACCACGCCGACGACCTGCACATCGAAATGATTGTCGACTACTCACCGAAACCGTTCGGCAGGGGATGGCGATGCGACCGTCAACAGTGGAAGCGTTACGTCAAGCCGACCGTCAGCGGCGGCGGAAAAACATGGGCCGATTGGATTCATGTTGAGATCGCACCCGATGTGGCGGACGACGCCGACTATTTCAAGATCGTGTTCCGAGAACTCGGTGACGCCCCCGCCAACAGCACCCCACCGAAAGCAGAGTACAAACCGTACCGTGGCCGACCGATCCGCAGAGGCGAGAAAGACCGAGAACTGGTCAAACAAATCCAGCGTGTCGTTGGGGCAACTGTGGATGGGGCGTTCGGACCTAAGACCGAGCGGGCTGTCATGAAATGGCAGGCCGCCAACGGCTGCTACCCAGACGGATGGATTGGCCCCAAAACGTGGGCAGCAATGGCACCGTTCCTGTGAGCAGCGACTGGATCAGCGAGTTCATCAGCCCCGAAGATCGCGGGGAGATCGAATCGACAGCAGAAGCAATAGTCAGAGACGACGGCATGTGGCTAGAAGTGTCCCTGATGACACCCGCCGAAGGCGCGAGAGACTTTCTAGACACTTACGACAGAGCGCAAGAGGGTGACATCATGGCGATGTTTTCCCTGTTGACGTTTCTCGGCACGATCGCAGACACCCTCCAGCACGGGCTGGATATGGAACCAGACGACTGAACTCAACGACGCTCGGCTAAGCCACGCCGATACAACTCGTTCTCAATGTCCTTCTGCGTAACCTGCCTGACAGGCGAACCCGTCAAGAACCCGAGCACGTTCGACACGCGACGCTGCTGGTTCTTCTCCTCCTGCGGGAACAACCGTTCCAACTGGCCCAACGTCGGCACCAACGACTCGGTGGCATAGTTCGCGAAATCGGTGTACGCCAAACGGCCAGCAGAATCCTCGGTGACACCACCGAGCAGCGCCATCAACGGCAACAACGCAGCCTTCGGCCCCGACACTGGAACGACACGATCATCACGGAACGGCTGATCGTTATACAACCGTTTCCCAGCAAGCCCTTCGATCGCCAACCGCAACGGTGCGATCGTGTCGGAAGCCAAACGAGGGAACCCTTCAGGTGACAACTTCGCAAGGTCCTCGCGCAAACGGTTGAACCCGATATCTGGTGCCAAATACAAGTTGTCCCCGAAGGGCAGTTTCACCGCCCCCTGATCCCGAAGATACGACGGGACAACATCACCTTCCTCAGAGTCGTCAATGTTCCGCATCGCACTGCTGTACAGGTTGTACATGCGTGGACGTGTCCACATCGTCTGAACCTGCATCGGAACATTCCGAGAGAAGAACGTCCAGAACGGGATCAGACGGCGAGCCGCCTGATCCAACTTCGATGAGTCGCTGTAGATGAAATGCACAAACTCGATTCGTGCAATCGCCTCATCCAAACCGTTGCCCTGACGGACCACCGAATCCCACGCCATCCCAGCGCGAACCCACCCCTCCACATACTGACCAGCCTTGTATGACGCATTTGTCACACGGTTCTGTGTAAGGGCACTACCGACAGCGGCGCGGCCCAGTTCATCAAACTGGCCAGCGCCCGACGCCAACACGGCTTCGATCACCTGCTGCTCGGTCGGACTCAACGACCTATAGATCGCAGGGTCCGCCATGTAACGGTTCCACAACTTGAACCCAGCGTTCATCGAATCAACACTGACACCGTGCGTCGCGTTCATAAACACCGCTGACATCAGGTTGCGGGCATGGAACCGAGGGGACAGAGTGGCATACGTCTTGAAGAACTGGATGTACCTGTCCCACATCTTCCACAGGGCATTCATCTCACGTTGCGTCTTAGGCAACTGTTCCAACATGCCAAGCATCCGATCAGGCACTGCGATCCCGAGACGTTCGCTGATCTCCTTCCAGCCGTCCTCCAGCATCGTGCGATACACGACATGGAACTGGCCGTCAGCCACCATCTCCAGAATCTGATTCGCAGATTCCCAGTCTCCAGCCTTCGCAGCACGTTTGCCCTCAGCCAAACGGACACGATCCAAACGGACAGCATCGACCTGTTGCGTCAACTCCAACAGTTCAGATTCCAACCTGTAGTAGTCGGCAAGAATGCCGTACGTCAGGTCACCCTCAGGGGTGCCAACACCCGCACGCACAGCCGCAGACAACGCAGCGTTCGATGACTCACCAAAACCGAACGAGAACACAACCGAGTCACGTGTCTGCTCCCCAGCGAAACGGTACGACGCCCCCTCAGGAAGCAACGCACCAGTGCTCGGGTAGTACAACGCCTCGCCAACAGTCCTGCCCGATGACTCGGGAGGAGCAACAATGTCGCCCTTGCGGACATGCAAACGGACAACCCTGCCACCCTCACCCGCATACATCGCCGCATCCTCTGGCGTCGCAGCCAGATAGATGCCACGGCCACGAGTCACCCCCGACACATCGTCGGCACGAGGAACAAACCCAGCGACATCACCCGCAGCGATCCCCGCAGCGTTATCCGCTGTGGTGCCGTGATAAACCACAACCCAACTGGTGTCGGGCAAACTGTCGAACAGTTCCATCTCTGCACGAACCTGTGCTGGTCTCGCCATCGCCGTCGAACCACGCAACCCAGACGCAGTAGCAGCGTTATTCGGATCAAGAAGGCGAATGACCGACTCAACGAACGCCTCACGTTCACGCTGCGACTGGGCAGCCCTACGTGCCTTCGGGACCGCCTTCTCCTCATCAACGAACCGACGGGCTGTCTCCGTGATCCGCTGAAGATTGTCACGAACCTCCGTCCACTGGTTCAAGTCAGACACCGCTTGACGCAAACGAGAATCAACAACCTGACCCGATTGGCGGATCAACTCCAACTCAATGTCACGAACCTCAGCACCGTTGATAATCACACGGCCCGCATCCAGACGCGCCTGCCGATCAAGATTCCGTGGCAACACCTCATACAGCGGTGCCTGCCCCTCGGGGACAGGACCCTCAAGGCGTCTCGCCGCACCCATCTCCTCCAACTGTGCCAACAAATCAGCACGACGGCCCTGAGCACGCGCCACCGTCTCAGGGGTTGCAGGCGGCAACACCCGTTCAGTCGTCGCAGTTTCCTCTACACCAGCCGCAGCACGACGCACACCGTACGGTGTGTACCTCCCGTCCTGTGTAGGGGGCAACTCGTCCAACGTGCGCTGCGTTGCGGCACGACGATCCCGCATCCTTGCGGGGTCGTCGGCCAACGGAGCCAACACCGTCGGCTCGGCAGACAACGCCAAATCGTTTTCAACAACCCTCAGTTCACCCAGCACCGACGACAACTCGTCACGCTCAGACTGCAACACCCTCTGACGGGCAACCAGCCTCCGACGATTGTTCCGCCGCCCAGCACGCGCCGCAGCAGTCGCTTCAACAACCTCGCGCTCAATATCACCGAGCACCGCATCCAGATCAGCAACAGACTTCTCCAAAGTTGCAAGCGCACCCTCGCGGCGAGACGGATCACGCAACCTTTCAGTCACATTGTTCAGTTCGATCCCGACACGATCCGCTTCATCAGCCGCAGCATCACCAAGCGCAGCCAGACGTGCAGCATTCCGCTTCCGATAACGACTGACAACACCGTCAATCTTCTGATTGACTCTCGCCTCCGCTTGACGCTGCCTTGCAGCCAGCGGATTCAGACGGGAAACCAAACCCCTGTCAGCATCCCTGAAAGCACCAACCGTGTCCTTCTTAGCAACCTCGGCAACCATGCGGTTCGCCGTCGAATCAGCAACACCAAGATCAACCAGCCGCTTCTTGACCGTTGCCTCACGAACCGCCTGACCAGCAAACCCGACGTACCTGTCCAAGATGACAGCAAGATCAGACTCCAACACATCGGCGTCACCGATCACATCGCCAAACACGCGACGCATCTCCATGTTGATCTCACCGATCGTGCCCCGACCAAAATCAACCTGACGGCCAGCAAGCCTGTGCTTGCCACCCACCAACACGCGTCCCTCCGCAATCTGCGAACCACGAACCCTGTCCGTCGTAATCCCCAACACACGACGGAGATCGGCACCCAACTCGTCACCAGCGTCGATCACGCCACGACCCTCATCGGTCCACACGTGAGGCACATAGTTCTCGCGGTACGCGATGTTCGCCCCGAACTCGTCGTTCAACACCCCCGACCCGTTCGGCCCAACCAACCCATCGAACCACTGGCGTACACGGGCCAACACGGGAGAGTTCGCCTGCCCCTCCTCCAACGCGACAACACCCAAACGGCGTGTCTCGTCATCCATCTCGTCAACAATTTGCTTCGCCTCTCGGCCCGCCTCGTTCGCCACACGGCCAGCCGCCGCATCACCACGACGCACACTGCCGATAAACGCCGCCGCCTCCGTCGCCGTCTGCGGACCACGACCAGTCGTCAACTTCGTGACAGCCTCAACCAAATTTTCGTCAACACGAGCATCACGAATACGGGAACCAACACGTGACTGGTTGTAGCCAGCGCGAATCCCAGAAAGCCTGCCACCGACAGCATCAGCCAAACCTTGAGTACCAGCAATCCGCTGCCCCATAAAACGCACACCAGAACGCGGCAAGTTGTTCGCCACCCGCTCCGCATCAGTCAAACCAGCCAACCCGCGTGCACCAGCCCGCTGAACAATCTCCTCCGCAACACCATCAGCAGCCAACCGTTGCGCCAACGCCACACGGCCAGCACGCGACGCGAACGGGGCAGTGCCCAACGTCATATACGTCAACGGGTCCGTCGCAACATCACCAGCGAAACCAATCAAACGGTCAGCCCACTTGCTGCCAGTGATCTTCCCGTCCTCACCAGCCAACGCGGTGCCAACCCCGTACGTCGGGTCCTTCACCTTGTCCAACCAATCCGCAAACGGATTGGTGCCGATCTCGCCACTGTCACTAAGGACAGCATCAGCCGTAGCAACAATCGCCCGCTGCGGGACACTGAGAAGATTCAACGGTGCCAACACCGTCTGAACCACACGGTTCCCCAGCACAGGCGCAGCAATGCGGGTCAACAAATTCGGCTTGACCCCACCAGACGACTCTGAACGCTGCCGCAACAACTCAGCGGCCTGAACGCCCAGATCATCCAGCCGTGTCACCCCTGGCCGTCCCGCCGCACCAGCGGTCGGACGACTCAGATTCGTGGAACGCGTAGACCTGATCGCATCAAGAACATCGTTCGATACAGCCATGCCTATTACCGAGTGATCGCCCCAACGATCGACGCAATCTGATCGCTAGACAAACGAACCTTCGGGCGGGCAACCGCCGTCGACGCCGACTGCTTCTCTGTCGGTGTTGCCACCGCCGCCAGCAACGCCCGCTGATTATCCAGATACTTCTCGGCAGCCGTCGTTCCACGCGTGTTCCGAGCCACATCTAGGCGACGGTCACGTTCAGCCTGATCGGCCTCACGCTGACGGGCAATCGCCGCCTGCTCCGAACGGGTCCCCTGCACAAAGTTTCGTTCCTTCTTGTCCGCAGCAGAAATGCCCGCCATCGCCCTGATCGTCGTGTCATCCAACACGGTCCGCTTCATCGACGGAGCAACCTTCGGTGCGTTCGGGGCAGACACAGCGTCAACTGTGCGGGCAACATACGGTCGCTCAGGATCAAACTCAAAGTTCGACCGAGACTCTCCCGCATACTGGCGTGAACCAGAACGCATCTCATTCGCCATACGAAGCGCAGCAGCCAAATCTTTCCGATCGCCAGCCGTCTCACGCATCGCCTCAACCTGACGCCCCGTGTAATCACGAGACATTTGAGACGACTTCGACTCCTTCGACATCCAATCGTTGGCAGCCTTCAACGCTTCCTCACGGGCCGTATCCCGATACATTTCGGGATCGGCCAGCACACCAGTGATCCCCAGTTCACCCAACGCCTTGCGACGATCTGCGTCAGAGACAACCTCATACAGTTGCCCATCCACACTCTTGATCTCACCCAACGCCTGACGGCGAGATAAGTCCTGCGCAGCGTTGTACTGCTGCTGAAACACCTTCGCCACAGCCTTGATGCCGTCGATCTCAAACCCGCGAGCAGTCCTCGCATCAGACGACAACGACGAATCGTCATACAACGCAGCCTTCTGCTGGGCGGCCCACTGCTCGGGATCAACCCCAGCCATCACAGACTCGAAAGCCAACTGCGCCACAGGATCAGACGCATACGCAGCCTGCGTCGCCTCATAGTCAATGTTTGCCAACTGGTCCGCAGCCAACGGACGCAACATCGAATCCTCAACCGCCTGCTGCAACGCGTCAAACGGCATCGTCCCCAACGACACCGACAACGGCAAACCCATCGACTGGGGCGAGAACAAATCCTGCAACGTGTTCAGATTCGTGCCACCAGAATTGCTGTTCAACAACGCCAGCAACGCCGACACCGTGGTGATATCACCAATCGACTGGGCGTCCTCCCCAGCCATCAGGAAGCACCCGCCAACACACTTGACGCAGGCACACCCAACGCCTGAGCAAACGCCGTCACCAACTCAACGACCGACGCAGGATCAAGGTCGCCGCCATAAGCATTCAGAATGTTGTTCAACAGATTCACCTGAGTGTTCTGCTGATTGGTGTCATACGCCTGCGTGGCCGTCGCCTCCTGCAACATCGCATCCGCAACCGACCCCGCCTGATCGTTCTGGAAACCAATCAGATCACCAGTCAACCCGTACTGCTGACCCAACTGTGTCAACGTCATGTTCGTGATCTGGTCACGAATCGCCTGCTCCTCAGCCGACTGCTGAGACAGCATCCCAGCACGAACCGCGTTCTCCTGACCAGCAAGATCGCTCGCAAACCCAGCCCGCATCAACGCCAAATCAGCCAAACGAGAATCGTTCGCCTGCTGGTAACTCGCCCCCAACGTCCCCAACGAGTTAGCCAACGCCGCGTCATACGCGGCGTTGTTCGCCGCCTCCAAATCAACCAGCGCCTGAGACTGCGACGGATCAACACCAGTCGCCTCAAGATATGCGGCCAACGGGTTACCTGCCGACGCAGATGTGGATGGGGTCATCGACGCATACGGGTTGACAGCGTTCTGCAACACCAACGCCGCGTTGTCCATGTTCTGGTTGCCCAACGACTGCTGCTCTGCGACACGGTTGGCCAGATTGGCCAACTGGTCGCCCCAGAACGTGCCACGTTCATCCAGTCGTCCCTGCAACCCACCCACAGCGTCGCCATAGGCAGTACCGATCTGAGAGATCAGATCGTTGTACCGAGACACACCGTCAGCGGTGTTGCTATTCAGCGATCCATACAGGTTCTGGTAGATGGCAGCCAGCGGATTCGGCTTCGCCGTCTCCATCAACGGCGCAGACCCTCCCGCCACAGATGTCGCAGCCGCAGGCTTCTTGATCGGAGGCTTGTTCAGGTTGAACGGCTTCATAGTGGCCGAATCAACACCGATCGCACCCAGTTCCGCTGAGGCGTAACCACTGGTGTCGGCGGGCACCGTTGGCTTCGGCTTCGTCGTCGGCTTCGGTGTTGCGTACGACCATCCAGAACCGTCATAGCCGACGCCAGAAGGCGTGCCAGCAAGATTCTTTCTTCCCAAACGGATCAACGCGCCAGAAGTAGGACTCATCTTGACCATCCTCAACTCCCCAGAAACGGGTAATACTGCGACAACTGGGCGAACAAAGAGTTGATGGAGTTCGTCTTGTCCAACTCCAACTCTTTCAGCAACGTGTCGTACGCCGCCTGAGCATTCACCTTCTCCAAATCCAACTGCGTCGTCTCATCACGCGTCTGATTCATGATGTCCTGACGGCCCTGAGCGGACTGCGTAGCGAAATCAGACACCCCGCTTTTCCGCACTCCACTGTTACGCAAACCCCGCTGCGAATAAGCAGACGCCAACTTCGACAAACTCTTCGACGTAACCGTGTCAAAGTCCCGCAAATTGCGCTGCCCACGCTGCTGCGACAAACGGCGCGCAAAGTCGTTCATGGCAGTAGTAGCGCCGTACTCCAGCGCCCCAGAACGCAAGCGCTTTGCCGCGTCCAATCCGAGATTCGTGAAATCTGCCATCACCTATTACCCGTTTCGTTACAGGCCGCCCGCATCCAAACGGGCACGCAACCGCTCAATCTCCTGAGACAAAGCGAGAATGATCTGACGCAACACCACCGCATCGGCCCCCTTCAGGCGGGCCAGATTCGGCGGCACCGTGAACTTGTTCGCCATCAGATACGGCTCCTACGAGGGTTGAACTTGTAGGTAATGCCGTTCACACCCCACGGTTTCCCCGACGGTCCAGACACCTTCAACTGGACAGCGCTCGCCAACCCCAGATTCGACCCCTTCACAAGATCGGAACCCAAATCGGGCTGCACCCATGACTCGTAACCGCCAGAGAACTCCGCTCCCGTGAAATCCAACGTGAACGTGCGTGCCGTAACCGTCCGATCCCAGTCATGGAAAACGTCGACCGTCAACTGGGTGTCCGCACCCAACTGTCGGACAAGGAACTGTGGACGCCGCCAGAACTTCCGCAACGAAGTCGTCCCCGCATCCTGCCATTTCGTCACGTAATACGACTCCATGTCGGCAGCAACACCACCGATCGTGTCCTGATAGGCGTCGCGTTCTGCTCGCAACACCCACGGTTTCACAGGATGCAGAAACACGGGGATGTTCAACCCGCTCGCATCAACCCAGTCAGCACCGCCAGCGAACCCGTATCCGTCAGCCAACTTGTAACGAACCCATGCGCCGCCAGAACCAACCGTCTCGTCCCACACAAACGTCGACGTGGGCACATCGGCACGAACCGCACCGTCATACTTCAACTCGTCGTCGTCAAAAGAGAACCCTGACTGGTCGTAATCCTCCACGCTGTCAGGATCAACACCGACAGGGAGACTCAGATGAACCTTGCGACCCACATACGACAGGTACACGCCGTCCAATGACGTGTCATTGAAATCACCGCTGTCCAACACGGGACGCATCGGAGTGAACAGATCAGTGAACGACGACCCGTCCCACGTGAACAAACCTTGCGGCCAACTGAAAAAGAACACGTTGCGTTCCGTCGCAGCGACAGCCTGCGGCGACACCGCCCCAGCCTGATTCGTCAACTGCACCAACTGGAACGTGTCCTCGTCATAGCCAAGCACAGCGAACACCGCACGAGGCTTGAACACGAGCAACTGGTCGCCGAACGACACAATCGACGTGATTCCACGGCCACCGCCAACAACGTCGATGTAATCCAACTCTCGCCACGACTCAGGCAAACCAGCCTGCGAGAAACGAATCCGATCGGGATACGACGTGTACGCCGCCCCATCCCACTCGTGCACATAGCCAGCCCACACCCGATCCGCATGAGTAGTGATGTGCTCACACCTCGGCGCGTGAGTACCCGCAGCATTCGTCGCCTGCCAACGTCCCGTGCCGCTAGAGGTCAACAGATTCAGAATCGTGCCGTTCCACTTGAACACAGCGTTCGACTCACCCGCAGACCCGTACACGTACGACACGTTGCTGTTATGCCACGGTGCGAACTGGGCACCATGCGTCGCATTCACCGTCACACCAATGTCAGTGAACGTGCCATCCTCAGTCCAGAACACCTTGTTGTTTGCCGACAGCAACAACTGGCGTGCGTTCCCATCCCACGCAAACGCACGAGACGGCGCAAACGCATCGGCACCAATCCCACCGATCGCCGCCGAGTTGTAATCCGAGAAACCTGTGCGTTGAGAGAAACCACCACGAGGGTCCACATCCACGTTCAACAAATCAGGCGACTCGTTATCAGCCAACTGGTAGGCGTCAGCCCGATAGTTCAAGCCGCCCGTGAAATCGTTGATCTGGATGCCCTCGGTAGCCATCAGTAGTACATCGGTTGCTGGTGACCAGTAGACGAATCATGGAAACGCGACCCAGAGAACACCAACGGTCTGTGGGAGGGGACACGCAGAACGTCGGCAGCAGCCAAACGAACCGACTCGTCAAACGACTGACGGTAAAACGATGACACCTCCAGTTCCTCCTGCAACTGGTACACCTGAGCAATCGCGTAATACACAAGCGACTGGTGGAGCCGATCATCGGCATCCACCTCGGTGGCATCAGACTGATACCACGCTGTTGGTTTGCGGTAACCCCGCAAACTCAACTGCTCCGCACTGTCGGGTTTCGGCCACAGATACAACTGCTGCTGCCACACAGAGAAATGTCGTGGCACCCCAGCAATGTCATTCGCCCCCAACCACAGGGCCTCGCCATCCGCATGGTCAATCATCGTGAGACGAGAACCACCAGACGTGTTGTCGACAATCGACGTGATCTCACGAACATCGCCAGTGCCGATGTCTGCGATCGGATAAGCAGCCTGATCCGCAACCGTGGTCAACGTCCACGACTTCTCCAGAAACGGCCAGCGACGATCCAACGCAATGATCCGCTCAAAGCCGTCAACCACATACATGCTCAACAAGGCGTCAGAAAGATCGGTGGAATCCATGTCCACCACCTCGCGCACCTTCGCACGAATCTCACTCAGATTCATCCGACCCCACCTTCGCCTTCGCTACCGACCTGAGGTGCCCCATGCAGTAATCGGTCCCCTTCGCCTTGAAGCCCTGACATGGGTTGCCGCCCGTCGGATACGCACAATGGCGGTCATCGAACGGCATCCCCCCAGCAGGAGCAGGACGTGACCCCTCTGGAGCAGCGGCAAAACGCGAACCACGAGAAGCAGGTTCGCCGTAAAGAGAGTGAGCAGGCACAGCAGTCATCACTTAGTACCTGTTTCGTTACGTCGAACGGGGCGGGGGTTGCCCCCCGCCCCGCTTGACGACGTGCTGACGGACTATCAGGCGGTACGGCCCGTCAACTTGCCCTGCTTCTTGCGGTTACGGACCGTGAGGTTGCCGTAGCAGAAGATCAGCGCATAGCGAGCGTCCATGTTCTCAGGACGGACAAACTCGGTCTGCGAGAACCACTTGTCGGAGTGGCCAACAAGGGTCAGGTACTTGCTGTTGATGAAGTACATGGTTCCCGACGGTGCATCCACGTCGTAGACGACGGGAGCGGCCTTGAACAGCAGGTTCTGGAACCCACTGTCTGCGGTCTTGGTGTCGGTGTACCGAAGTTGCGGCGTGAGCAGCGACTCGTACTTCTCAAACAGGGTCTGAGTGGTCAGGATCATGTCGGGATGGTCGTTGCCAACCGAGCAGGTGTTGTAGGCGGTGGTCATGTCGGCCTGAGTCAAAGCACCAGCGGTGCCCTCCTCGTAGGAGGCCCAGAAGCCGTTGCCCGCACCAGTCGGGTCAATGCCGCCGACAGCAGCGGTGGAGTCAACGAGGGCTTCCAGACCCAGCCAGTCCTTGCCGCCGTTGCCCGTGCCGTCTCCGAAGAACATGGCGTTGAAGCCTTCCTTCATCGACTCCTCGGCCTGCATCACCTTCGCTTCAAGCAGGTTCACGAGAGCCTGCTCACCGTTGTTCTTCGCCTCCTCAATGCCCGAGATCGCGATGGAAACGGCGTACTGCTTCCAGTCAAACTCGGCAGCAGAGATGCCTGACTGCGGCGTGAGTGAGATGGTGTCGTAACCCGAGAACGAGCCAACAGTGCTGTTCTCACCGTAAATCAGCGGCTCCACAATCTTGGTGCCGCCGTTCAGCATACGGATACGGCCCTTGTCCATCAGGTGGGCCGTGAGAGGACGTGCCTGAAACACGTTGTCGGTCAGTTGGTCGCGGTAGTTCGCGACAGTGGTTGCAAGAAGTTCTTGCAGGGAATCGCCGTGAATGGCCATTGTGTGCTCCTAGTGGATCAAGCGATGCCATAAGACCGCTTCGCAGCAGCCCAAGCATCAGAAACAGTACGGATCGGCCCCGAATCAACCGCCGTCTCACCAGCCGCAGACGACCCGCCAGCAACCACGCCCCCCGACCGCTTCGCTTCCAGAATGGCTGCCTCCTCGGCGGCCTTGCTCTGGCTGTACTGCTCAGTGGCTGAAAGTCGTGCCCGCAACTTGTCGAACGCGATCTGCTTGAACACGGCCTCCAAGTTCGTATTGCCCGTCGCAAGCGCTTGAGCAATCACCTCTTGGGGGTCGAAATCGTCGCCGTATGTGCCTTGCAGACGCTGAACCTCACGCTCCAGACGCTCGTACTCGCGCTGTTCCTCAAACTGGCGGATACGAGAATCAAGGTCCTTCACACGTGCTTCGACTGGATCAACCCACGCATCTGACCCATCAGCCTGCTCCACCGCATTGTCCGCGATCCGCTGCGCCTCGGCGGCGCTGACCCCGTAATGCTGCTGAAGCAGTTTGATTGTCTCGCTCGGGTTGTTGTCCAGTGCCTGCGCGATTGCGTTGGCCCACTGAAGTTGCTGCCTCTGCTCTGCCAACTCCTGCGTCTTACGGGTGTAATCCGATTGACGCTGATAGCCAGCAGTTACCTCGGACAAAGGAACCCGAACATCCTGACCGTCAACCTTGACAACCACATGATGGTCGGCAAAGTCATCGACATTCAGAACAGGTGCCTCTGGCTCTGGTGTTGCTCCGCTGTCTGCTTCGACTTGTCCACCACCCGCATCAACGGGAGTGGGGTCTACTGCTGCGGTATCTGTGGTGTCGGTCACAGGAGTCCTCTCGGTTATTCCCTCAACACCCCATAGGAAAGATCGTTACATCGTGTTGTTCAGATCAAGACCCAAACGGCTCGTCAACGCCGCCAACACCGACGGGTCCACCCCCGACAAAGCCATCGGATTCGTCGGCGGCGGCGCAACCATCGCCTGCGGCCCAGCAGGCGCAGGCTCAGGCGGAGGGGCGGGCAACTCCCCAGTCATCGCCTGTGGAGGGGGGACCTGAGACTCTGGTGCCTGTGGTTCCATCAAGAACTCGGCAGGGTTCTTGATGCCAAACCCGAACTGAAGCACGTGCGCCGCCAACCGCTGAATGTTCACCACACCAGCCGACGCAAACGGAGCCATCGCATCCACCATCTGGAGAGCCATCTGGCGGCGGAACGACTCGTTATTCGGCGCAGTAGAACCAGCCTCAACCTCGAAATCAAACTCGCCCTTGATGTAGTCACGGTCATACGTGATCCACATAGGAACCCCGTCCTTGCCGACCACACGAGCAACCTGCTCACCCGTCATGTATTGCTGCGCCAACGCAACCAGACGCTGCGCCACCTCTTGGATCGCGCCCTCAATGGTCGCCAACTTGTCAGCAGCCCGAGCATTCGCAGCGTCCTGCATGATCGCAGCCTCGGTGGCGGTGCGCCTGATCTCAGGCAAACCGCCACGCTGATACTCCGACACCCCAGTCACATACTCCACATCGCCAGCAATCATTTCCGACTGGTTGTAAAACTCGGGTGGAGTAATCACCGCAGGGAACGGGGCAACCACATTCGCCAACGGCTCATCTGCCGCCACAGGGACCATCACATTGTCGTAATCGGACTCCAACGCGTTACGCCCGTCAGCGTCAAACGCCGACTCCTTGTACAGATATTTGCGTGAGAACCGTTTGCGATGGTTCATCATCTGCGTGCGCGTCTCGTTCAGTTCACGCTGCAACGGCTCCACCGCTTCCAGATCACCGATCGGATAGAAGTGATCGGGCACGTCATAGTTGCGGATCATCACAAACGGATGCCCAAACGAGTACGGCATCTTGTGAGGCTTCACGAGGAACTGGTCGCCACCGTCTGCGAACACGCTCATCGTCTGTGATGTCAAACAGTAGAACTCGTACACGTCGACGTATGACTGTGAGTCATCCTGCACCCGCTTCTGATGCGGCTCATCAGTGCTGTATCGCGAACGGCTCGTCCCTTGAACTGCCTCCCGTGCCGCCTTCACATACCGCTTATCAGCCTGCACCTCTTTCAGAGGGCGGCGGATGCGTTGCGCAATCCACTTGATGTCACGCATCGACGTGGCATCAGGATCAACAAACACGTCGAACGGGGACACCCGTTCCACAAACGGACGATCCTCCGTGACAACCGTGATCGTCGTCATGTGATCCAGTTCGGCGTCGGAATACTCGTCGGCCTCACCGACTCGTTCCTCCTCAACGTACTTGTAGCCAACCTTCAGCCAGCCGTGGCCGCACACAAGGAAGTCCTTGACGGCCCGACGGAACTCGGGCTTCACCTTGTAGTGACGCCACCAATAGTTCACGACCGCCTCAGTGATGATCCCCTTCGGAGCATCCTCAGGCTTTGTCGCGTTCACCGCAATCTTCGGGTAGTTCACCGAGATCGACGGGGCAATCACGTTGATCGTCGCAAACGAGATGTTCACCAGCAGACGATCCTCGTCAGTGGCGAACTCGTAGTGGCGGCCCCGATACAAGTCGATCAGGCGACGCCACGTCCCGTCATAATCCTCATCGCGACGCCACCGTTTCGATGTCGCCAACTGCTTACGGAAACGCGACAGTTTGTCTGCATTCGACGGACGTGCCATCAGAGATCACTCGGCTCAGTCGTCAACCACGTCTGGGCGGCACGTCCCACCCAGTTCCACACGGCAACAATGCCAGCGATCGCCGCAGCCTTGAAGAAAGAAATATCGACTAACGCCGATGTGAGGGGGGCAGCCGTCGCTCCCGCCACGAAAGTGGCGGCAGCCCGTCGGGCGGCATCACGATAATCCATCATCGCTCCTTGTGGTCCAAATGCCATTCGATGTGATCGTCCACACGTTCAGAAACGTGATCGACCTTGCGGTCAATACTCCGCAGCAAATCCGAGTTGCGTGCATGATCTCGGTTGTTTTCTCGGCGGGTCCGTTCGATAAGCGCAACCAGAACCCCTGAGGGTGCGGCCAACGCCACGACGATCTGCGCCCACGTCGGCACGTCACACCCACCTGTTTCCGACGTGCTCAATCTCGCGGCCATCCCTCTTAGCGGAGTCGATGATCTCCCGCTCCTGCTCACGGATCGTCTTGTCGTGGAACATCTGCTGTCCTTGCTGGAAGCCGAAACGGACCCCCTTCACATGGCAGGCGAAACACACCGCTCCACGTCTCGGAATCACGTCAAACGTGAATACGCGGCCACATTCGCTGCAAGTAAGAGAACCCATCACCCCTTAGGGGGGTTCGTTACCTGTCGAAACGTGCGTTGTGTGAACCGATTGGCACCCGTTGGAACGGCAAATCCTCGTGAATCTGAAACTTCTCAAACCACGACAACGAAAACTTGGGTGCCTTCACGTCGGTGCGGTACTCAGGAAGCCACACGTACTTCAACATCTGGTAGGCGATCGCCAACGACATCACACGGTCATCGTGCGGCGAGCCACGCATCCGACCGTTGTGATCCCGCACAAACGTCCGCAACTCTGCCAACGTCAAACCGCATCGTAAATCCAACTCGCCGTCCCTGATAGACGCCGACAACTCGTCAATCGCTAACGGCTTCGTTGCCGTTGTCGTACGCCACCCCAACACCTCGGTCGCCTGCGGGTTCCGCTGCTGCAAACGACGAGTCCGATACAGATTCCTGTACCCGTACCGTTGCGCCGCTTTCAACGTGGTCAACCCGTGGTTGTTGTTCTCAACACCCAACAGCGCCGTGTTGTACCACCAGCCAATCTCACACAACAAGTCGCCATACATGTCGGGTTCGATATGCCCATGCCAGTGGGCAACCACCGTTTGAGTTCGCGCTTCGATCACATGCGCCGACGACCAGTCCCCGTGCCCCAACCCTTCGGCAACGTCAGCACCAATCACATACACGCCGTCAGGACGGGGAAACTCCCACACCTGAAACTCACCTTCCTGTGACGGGCGGAACTCCATGTTCTTCTGCGTGATGACATGCACATAGCCACGATCAGGCTCAGATGCCTCGCACGCGTCCAACGCCTCAATCTCAAACACGGGGTTACCAGATTTGATAAATGCTTCGTCTGGGTTCCTCGGATACTCCTGATGCAACTGCCATGACGGCATCGTCTTGATCTTCGACTCGTACCAGTCGTCGTCACGGTCACTGGCAGACCACGGGAAGAACAAACCAGAGAACCCGTTCGTTCCGTTCTGCGAACCAGTCCACATGTGGTGGAAGAAGTTCCCTGACCCGTTCGCCGTACTCAAACAGATGACACGTCCACCAACGTCAGCGACAGGTTCGATCGACGCCCACGCCTCCTCGGGGTTCGGCAAGAACGCCATCTCGTCCACAATCACCAGATACACCGACTCGCCACGGGCAGGGTCGTTGCCGCTAGGTAACGACTCAATCGCAGATTCGTTCGCGAACGTCATCTTCAACTGGTTGTCAGACACCAGTTCGGGGCCACGCACCTTCATCCACTGGGGAAGAAACTTGTAGCCGTACTTTGACTTCTGCAACAACTTTGCTGCTTCACGCTCGGTACGGGAAAGCATCACCACGAAACGGTCGGGCCAGAAGAACGTCAACCAGAACGCGTACGCCGCAGCCAGCGTAGAGAACCCGATCTGACGGGCCTTGAGAACAACCGAGTAACGGTTGTTCATCCAATGTCGGATCGTTTCGACCTGTGCGTCCCTGAGATCAAACTTGATGCGCCCAGACTGCGGATGTTTGATGTGCCAGTAGTTCTCACAGAAATAGACGAACCCATCCACAGGGTCATCGTCGGAGCCACGGCAACGCCGCCACTCCTTCTCGTTCAACAGTTCAGTCAGGTCCAACTATCGACGCCTCACCGAATAGTTCACATGCTTCCTGAACGGCACACGAACATGCACAGGTTTCATACGGATCACCGCATCCCACGGCTGACCACGATTCACACGGAACACAAACAGGTTCCCCGAAACACCAGCAGACGGGAACCCAACAGCGAACGTCGTTCGCACATATCGGGCTTCCGAATAAGACAAACCAGCAGCCACCGACGACCGTTTCGACACAACCAGACGAACCGCCGACTGGTCTGCAACACCAGCACCGTCAGCGACACTGAACGTGGTTCTCAACCCAGTGGCGTTATCGGCGGCGGTAGCGCCACCCGTGCCCGTCGCAGACCTGATGGCCTGATACAAGTCGACAACACCTTCGGTGCTGGAACCGTCACCCGTCGCAGACGTGAACGTCGTCCTGACCCGAACCGAAACGCTTGTACCAACGCCGACACCGACACCAGCGGACACCGAGGTCCGCAATGTTGCGGTCGACTCGCCACCAACAGCAGTGCCGACGGCGGAACGCAACTGGGCAGTCGCAGAAATAATCGAACTGCCGCTCGTACCGTCACCCTGACAGACCCGTAGAACGCTGCGGACACCAACCGCATTGTCTCCAGCGGTAGCACCACCACCACCCGTAGCCGACCGAATACCGTTGTACACGTCGACAACACCAGCAGTGCTGAAACCAGCACCAGTAGCGGTCGCTGTGAATGTCAACGAACCGTCGTTGTATGTGGCCCCGCTACGGGAATACGAGATCGGTGAACTGTAGGTCGCAGCCATCAGCCACCCTAGTTTTCGACAGGAGGATCAACCTCAGAATAGTCAGATGCAGAGCGGGCCGAAGGATTGATGAATGTTCCGTCTAAGTAAGACCAACCAATACCTGCTATTTGACCATCTTCGTCATCTTCGTCGCGTACAAACACGGCTCTATCAGACATTGGAATTGGCGTTTGCCCATCCCAAATAATCAGGTTTTCGACAACGGATTTATCTTCATCAAGAATTGCCCAAATCATCAGATAATCTCCACAAAAACTGTTCCCTTACCACCATTTCCACCCTTGTAACCAGCAGTGACGACCTCAGTGCCTACCGCAATAGCACCGCCGCCGCCAGCGCCTAATTGGTAGTTATTAGCGGAATAACCATCACCAGCAGCAGAGGCGGCATACGCCTCTTTGCCAGCGGCACCGCCACCCCAATAAGATGCTCCACCGTGACCACCAGGAGCCAGATCTGCACTGGCACCACCACGACCAGCCCCACCGTGACCACCTTGCAGAAAAAAGTAACCATAACGGTTGACGGAGGGGTCGGTAAACAATGAAGTCATAGACCAAACAGGACCATTGGTTGCAGGTTGCGCAGAGTTAAAAGCGGTGCCAATTCCACCAGTAGCACCGCCAGCAACAAACATATACCCACTCGGTGACGCATCCACCCGACTAGTCCCGCCCGAACTGCCTAGCCCTAGGTTTTGGGCGCTGGCACCGAGTCCACCAGAACCCACCGTTATTAGGAATGATGTAATTCCCTCATCGTCAATTGCGCTCTTAGGAATCCAACGTGAGAACAAGGTGGAGCCTCCACTACCGCCTGCACCAGCAAACCTATAACTAGTGGATGAAAACCCGCCCCAAGCCCCGCCGCCAGAACCGCCACCACCTGTAACGGTAAACCTAATTGCCTGCCAGCCGCTAGGCAGGTCAGACACATAAATCGTTCGCGTGTCATAATACCAGAAAGCGAGGGGGCGAATTGGCCCGCTAGGTGCGCCCTCCAACTGGCTGACACGGTAATCCAACGAAGTAGTGACAGCCGAACCATCAACACCAACCTTCGCCTGTAATGCCTCAATAGCATCATTAGCGTCAGCGTGCTGCCCAGCATGATCTGGGCTATCCAGCGTGTCACCCGAAGTCGGGTTCGTGAACGCATCCAAACCGTCAGGGAAATTGGTCGCCATCAGTTACCTTCCAACTCTGAGACACGGGCTTCCAGCACAGCAATGCGGGCGTTCGCCTCCTGCAGACCAGCAACAGTGAGCGCCAAAAGATGCGCAATGTTCAATGTCGGTGTTTCGCCCGTATCGTCCACAGCGATCGGGAACACCGTTGCAACATCCTCGGCAATGAAGCCGAGATGTTGAACATCGGGTTCGTTGTTGTACCTGAACGTGACAGGTTCCAACCCGTCAACAATCGAAGTCGCATCACCATCAAACGCTGCGATGTCATGCTTGATCGTTCGAGACGAGTTCAATGCAGGACTACTGGACTGAATCTTGTTGACATTGAAA